AAGTCCTCCGTCCTGCTGTTGACAAATATGTCGAGCAATATGTAAACAACAATCGCGCTTATGGCGAACTCGGGCATCCACAAGGTCCAACTATCAACCTCGATAGAGTTTGCATCAAGCACGAATCTCTGACATGGGATGGCGATCATGTTATTGGTCGCGCCAAAGTCGCGAGCACTCCTATGGGAGAGATCGTTAAAGGTTTAATCGAAGACGGATTTGAACTTGGTATGTCCTCAAGAGGCATGGGTTCCGTCGCAAAAAATAGCAATGGTGTTGCTGTTGTTGGTCCAGATTTTATGCTGGCAACTGCAGCTGACGTTGTTGCTGATCCTTCAGCTCCAACAGCGTTCGTCAAAGGCATTATGGAAAATGTCAGTTGGGTATATGACGCTGCTGGTAATAACTGGAGAGCACAAGAGTTTATTGAAGATACGAAAAAAGAATTACATAGATCTTCTATCGCTACCATCAATGAAAATAGTATTGCACTTTTCAGCCAGTTTTTAAACAAATTGTCTAGAAAATAGTAAAATATAAATAAGAAATAAGAATTTCTCTCAAAGGAGTTTAACAATGGCAACAAGAAAAAACATTGTTGAAGATGAACAACTCGACGAGTTTACATCTTCTTCGCACAACGATGTCCTACCAGGACCAACATCTGCAGGAACGTCGTCACGTCCAGCTGACAAAAGCACAGGCGAAACATCTTACTCGATGTCAACCAAAGCTGAAGTTCTCGCTGCTCTGATGCACGATCTCCAGGCTCGTGGCAAAGACGAACTATTCGATATCTACAAAGCTCACACAAGTGCGGACAATTCTCGTCCTGCTGACAAGGGCAATGCTGGCGAAACTTATGCTACAACTACTCATACACCAACAGCAGTTAAGCCTACTTTCCAATCAACAACTCCACACACTCAAGCAATCAATGCTAAAGAAGATGTATCAGAAATCTTTGATGGTGAAGAACTATCAGAAGAACTGATGACAAAGGCTGCTACAGTTTATGAAGCTGCTGTCAATTCTCGCATCTCGATTGTTGAAGCTCGTCTGGAAGAACAATTCACAGAAGCTCTACAAGAAGCTATCGATCTGGTTCACGAAGAAGTCGTTGAATCAGTTGACAAATATATGTCATATGTCGCCAAAGAATGGATGGAAACAAACCAACTGGCAGTCGACAATGGTCTGAAAGCCGAAATGGCTGAAGAACTCCTTCTTTCTCTGAAGGAAACATTTGAATCCAACTACATCACTGTTTCGGAAGAAAAGTCTGATGTGCTGGCTGATATGGCAGAAGAAATCGAAAATCTAAAAGCTCGTCTATCTGAAGAAGTTGACATCAGAATTTCTCTCGAAGACAAGCTTGAAGAATCTCGTATCACCGATCTTGTTGCTGAAATGACCGAAGGCATGACTGTTTCACAGAAAGAGAAGTTTGTTTCTCTTGCTGAAAATATCAGTTTCTCAGATGCCGATGAATTTGCAAGCAAGGTTGAAACCATCAAAGAAACCTACTTCTCAGGCAAGACTATCAGCAATGCTGCAGCCGAACCTCTGACTGAAGATTTTAATGATGATGCAGAAGTAAAGGCAGTTCCTGCTCACATGAAAGCATACGTTGATTCGCTTTCAAGAATTTCTAAATAATAAATAATATACAACCCAAATAAAGAAATAGGGAGTTTACCGATGAACTTTAATCACGAAATCCAAGAAAAGTGGAGTGCTATTCTCGAGCACGACGCTCTTCCAACAATCGCCGACAAGAACAAGCGTGCAGTTGTTGCTCAGCTTCTTGAGAACACCGAAAAGGCTTTGATCGAAGAAGGCGCTCAGGGCGGACAAACCTCTCTGATGACAGAAACTTCAGGTGCTCTGGCTACTTCGCTTGCTGGTGGCGTACAGAACTACGACCCAGTTCTTATCTCGCTCGTTCGTCGTGCGATGCCAAACCTGATCGCTTACGACATCTGCGGCGTTCAGCCAATGACTGGTCCAACTGGTCTTATCTTCGCTCTGCGTCCACAGTATGACTCGCAGTCGGGTGCTAACGCATTCTACTACGAAGCTAACACAGGTCACTCGACATACGGCACAGGCGCTGTTGGTAATACTACCCTCGGCAACTCGGGCGGTAACTGGGGTGGCATCTACGGTGTTAACACTGCTGTTACAGTTTCAGGTAACTCTGCAACTTATAACTTCGCTGGTGGCGCAAACACTGCACAGGCTGAAGCTCTTGGTTCAACTGGCAACAGCGACTTCAACCAAATGGCATTCAGCATTGACAAGGTAACTGTTACTGCTAAGTCACGTGCGCTGAAGGCTGAATACACAATCGAACTCGCACAAGATCTGAAAGCAATTCACGGTCTGGACGCTGAAACAGAATTGTCAACAATTCTGTCGGCTGAAATCCTTGCTGAAATCAACCGCGAAATCGTTCGTACTATCAACCTCACAGCTACTCAAGGTGCTGCTGATACTTCGGTTGCTGGTACTTTCGATCTTGACATCGATTCCAACGGTCGTTGGTCAGTTGAAAAATTCAAGGGTCTGATGTTCCAAATCGAGCGTGAAGCTAACGCAATCGCAAAGAATACCCGTCGTGGTAAGGGTAACATCCTGATCTGCTCTTCTGACGTTGCTTCGGCTCTTCAGATGGCTGGCGTTCTGGATTACGCTCCTGCTCTTAACTCGAACAACCTCCAAGTTGATGACACAGGCAATACTTTTGCTGGTGTTCTTAACGGACGTATTCGCGTTTACATCGATCCATATGCTGCTGGTAACTTTATGACAGTTGGCTACAAGGGTGCTTCTGCATTCGACGCTGGTCTGTTCTACTGCCCATACGTTCCACTACAGATGGTTCGTGCGGTTGGTCAAGATTCCTTCCAGCCTAAGATTGGTTTCAAGACTCGTTACGGCGTTGTCGCGAACCCATTCTCACGTGGTGCAAACGGTTCGGACGGCACTCTCGTCCAGAACACAAACGTGTACTACCGTCGCGTGCTTGTAAACAACATCCTCTAAGGGTTGTTTCAAGTTTAATTTCGATTTGGGCGGGGAGAAATCCTCGCCCATTTCTTTTGGGCTTGACTTTTTTTCTAATAAATAGTATACTGATAATTGGAGAAACCGCATAATGTCTGCTACAGATAATAGACCACAAAATCTGAATTTCTTATCCGAAGTTGGATTTAAGTTTGAGATTGCTCGCGCACCGAGCTTCAACTATTTTATTCAGAAAGTGGACTTTCCTGGAGTCACTCTTCCTACTGTATTCAGACCTAACCCATTCGTCAGGGACACGGTTCCTGGTGATCAAATATCATATGATAGTCTGACGATCCATTTCAAATTGGACGAAGATCTTCGTGGATATTTTGAATTGTATGATTGGATCACTGCTTTAGGTTTCCCAGAGAATTTTGATCAATCTGCCGCAATCTACCGCAGACCTGCATGGGACAAAGATTCGGTGTATTCACAAGGCAATCTGATCATTCTAAACAACAAAATGACTCCAAATATCCAGGTTGTATTTCAAGATATGGTGCCAGAAAAACTATCTGGGTTCACGTTAGAAACCGATTCTAACAATATCAACTATATCTCAGCTTCCGTGCAATTCAATTATCTGCTGTATAAATACGAATATCTGAATTAACTTTAACCAAAAAGGTATATTATGACTCTTGATGATGTTTTTGAAAATTGGTCTGAAGATTCTAAAATCAGTAAGACCGACCTTGACGATGAATCCCTGAAGATTCCTCTTCTACACAGCAAATACCTTAAATTCTACACTACAGAACGTATGGTTCTCATGCGTCTCGAAGCAGAGTATAAGACTCTGTTCAAACTGAAAAGCGAATACTTTTCAGGATCTCTTGATATGGATACAATCAGAGAGAATGAATGGGAACCTAATCCCAAACTCATCCTGAAGAGCGACCTAAATATGCATATCGAAGCTGATGCACAAATTCAAAGATTATCACTGAAGATTGGATTGCAGCGCGAAAAAGTATCAACCCTTGATTCAATCATCAAGAACATTATTAATCGTGGATTCCAGATATCCAATGCAATTAATTATATGAAACTTATGAACGGTATTTAATGAGCAACATCCATCTCAAATTTTTAAATCATACGCACTGTCAGGTTGTCACCGACAAGGGAACACTGATGGAACTCGCGGATGCGCTGACATGGAAGGCGGAGAACTATCGGTTCCACCCGAAATACAGAGCTAAAATTTGGGATGGTAATATCTCTCTGGTCAATCGCATTACTGGAGTTTGCTATGTCGGACTAGCCCAGAGAATTAAGAAATTCTGCGACCAGCGTCAATACAACTTCACCTTTGACCCAGAACTATATCACGACAATATTTCTGTCAAAGAAGTAGAAGAAATGATCGAGACTCTTGATCTGCCATCTTGGGTGGAGACCAGAGATTATCAGATTGATGCTGTAGTAAAATCTCTTCGCTCGCGCAGGAGAACACTTGTTTCTCCAACCAGCTCAGGAAAATCGCTGATGATTTATTTCATCATGCAGTGGTACAAGAAAAAGACACTGATAATTGTTCCGACCATTGGTCTGGTTTCTCAGATGAAAAGCGATTTCGAAAGCTACGGATACAAGGGCGAGATCCATGTTTCTACAGGCGGACTCTCAAAAGAATTAGACATTCCTGCAGATATTGTCATCACAACATGGCAGTCGCTGGACAACGGCAAGAGCAAAGTCAATAAGAAATGGTATGACCAGTTCCAGGTCGTAATCGGCGATGAATGTCATGGCGCTAAGGCTACGACTCTGATCAAGATTCTCTCGGCTATGGAGAATACGCCATACAGATTCGGCACAACAGGAACCCTAGATAATATCGAACTGAACAAAGCTACGATTGAAGGGCTGTTCGGAGCACAATATAAAACAACTACGACTCGATCTTTGATTGATCAAGGGCACGTGGCTGATATCAAGATTAAATGCATCACTCTGAAGTATCCTGAGGAAATCGCTAAACAGTTAAAGGGAAAGACTTATCAAGAGGAAATTGATTTTCTTACCACCTACGAGCCGAGGAATGAATTCATCAAGAACCTGACGCTCTCGCTGAAAGGTAACAAACTTGTATTCTTTAGGGTTATTAGTCACGGCCAAGCCATATTTGATTCCATACGCGATAGTGGGACTACTAATGTGTTCTATATTGATGGTGGGGTTTCGGGAATGGACAGAGAAGCAATTCGCATCGCTATCGAGGATGAAGAGGACGCTACTATCGTGGCTTCACTCGGCACTACGTCGACAGGAGTGAGTATCAAAAAGCTGCATCATATGGTTGCTGCATCTCCTTCCAAGTCGAAAATTAAAGTTCTACAGTCAATCGGTCGTATGCTTCGTCAGCATGAAACCAAAGAACATGCTGTATTATACGACATTGTGGATGACCTAAGTATCAAGTCCCATAAAAATTATACTCTGAAGCATTTTGAGGAAAGACTCAAGATCTACGGCTCAGAGAAGTTTAATCACAAGGTATATAATGTTAGAATTTGAAGAAGAAATGGACACCGTTCTGTTACGGTTGACCAACAATGATAGAATCATCGGTCAGGTTATCAATGCCGACAAAGATATGATAGCTATCTATGCTCCAATGTTAATTGAAATCAAAACTGTCGAAGGCAACATTGATTATGTGTTTTCGCCATATGATCCTCTGTCAAGCACAGTTATGGCGCTCATGAGCCATGATCTTATTATGACAGTGACAGTCCCGAAAGAAAGTATACTGCAGCAATATGATGATTCTTGGCTTGCGTTCTATCCGAGCATCGGGGATGTAAGAAAGAAAATGATGGAGAAGAGATCTAAAGAAACCGAGGAGTTCCTGGATTTGGATATGCTCCAAGAGATGTTCAAAAGCATACTCAGCGACTCAGTGCCAATCAACAAGAAGAAACTCAATTAGTTTTAAAGGGCTACACCCTCTTATAACTCGAAACAGTCCAAATGTCAAGTCTTATTTTTAGAGTTTGACGATATTTTTTTCTTGCTATTTTATCAATATAGAGGTATAGTGATAATTGGATCTCCGCAATATAAGGATTGATTATGGCAGGCAAAAGACGCACAGGTGCGTACTACATTGATAATAAGCGTTTCTTCGAAGAAATGAAGAAATACAAAGATCTCTGCAATGAAGCAGAAGAATCTGGTGATGAGTATCCTCGCATCCCTAACTACATCGGCGAATGTTTCTACAAGATCGCCACTAAATTATCCAACAAACCAAACTTCATGAACTATTCCTACAAGGAAGAAATGATTGGAGATGCTATCGAAAACTGCATTCAATATATTCGCAGTTTCAAACCAGAGAAATCTACCAATCCATTCTCGTATTTTACTCAGGTTGTCTGGCATGCCTTCATTCATAGAATTCAGAAGGAAAAGAAACAGCAGTATATCAAATACAAAGCTATGGACAATATGATCATAAACAATCAGCACTTCATCCATGGCGCTGACGAAGCATTCCATGCAATTACTCCTGAGGTTCATGAGAATACTCAGAGGTTCATCTCTACCTTCGAAGACAATATTGAAAAGAACAAGAAGAAGAAAGAGAAGAAGGCTCT